CCTTGTCCAGCTGATATAATTGTAGAATAGGGGTATTCTGTGGAAAACAAAGACAAAACTATTTTTATTGCAATTGGTGCATACAATGAATCTTTTTTAGATCAAACCGTTAGAAATTGCATTGAAATGGCAAAGCATCCAGAAAGACTAAGGTTTGGAATCTGGACAGTAAATAATGACGGGGTTACTCCGTCTTTCCCAGATTTGGATAATGTAAAAATTATTACTGCTCAATATCCAACTCTTCTTGGGGTATGTTCTTCAAGAATGGGTGCAATATTTTTATATAGAAACGAAGATTATTATTTGCAACTTGATGCCCACATGCTATTTCAGCAAAATTGGGACGATATCTTAATTAATTCTTATGAAAATATATCGTTAAAAGAGCAATGTAAGTCTCCATTAATCACAACTTATGTTCCGTGGTGGGCTACTGACGAAAACGGAAATATTTTACATTATACTCAAGACCCTAGCTGGAAATCATATCCAATGAAATATTCTGAAGATGGTTATACTAGGGCACCAGCTCCAGTACAAGAAACTTACGGCATAGATTGGAGTGGAAAAGAATATTACGAACACCATGGACTATCTGCACATTTTATGTTTACAAGAGGAAAGTTTGTAAAAGAAGTTTTGCCAGATATTGACTTTATGTTTTTTGGTGAAGAAATGACTACTGCTCTCAGGGCATGGACTAGGGGTTATAGAATATTTTGTATTCCAGACCCAATTGTTTGGCATTATAACAAAGGGGCAGGCAATGTTTACAAACACGATAGATGGAATACTATTGGAGATGAAAGATTGTTCCAGGATTGGTGTGAGAAAAATGATTATGCTCACGAAAAAGCAAGAAAGATTTTAACAGGGGAGATTACTGGATATTGGGGTTCTCCAACTATGACAGAGCTTTTGGCATATGAGGAAGCAGCTAATATTAGTTTTAAAGACTGGTATAGGAAATATGACCTATTCTTGACAAATCAACAAGAATCTAATAGAATATAACGCAAGGAGAAAAAATGTTTAATGCACAAACTGTACAAAATTTTATTAGTGCTGAAGAAGCACAAACCATTATTAATTTTGTTAAAGATATAGAGCCATGGGAAAATGGTGGTAGCGAGTTCTGGGATAACAGAAGTCTTAATGCTATCAATATTTATAATAATCAAAGCAAAGAAATAGGCACTATGCTTTATGATATTCGTCAAAAGCTTGGTGAAGAAATCAAAAAGCTTTATGGGATACCAGAAGTTTATCCAGATCTATTTCAAGTTGTTAGATGGTTTCCAGGAATGGAGCAGAGCCCACACGCAGACGACATGACAGACGCCATGGAGCATGAAAAGCACTTAGTTGAGTGGTTTAATCACAGGGAATACGGAGCAATTATTTATCTAAACAATGATTACGAAGGTGGTCACACATACTATCCCCACCACAACTTTGACATTGCCCCAGAAGTTGGCAAGCTAGCAGTTCACCCTGGAGATCCAAATCACTTACATGGTGTTACTAAGATTGAGGGTGGAGTAAGGTATACATTGGCATCATTCTGGACACGAGACAAAGAATATTTTGATGGATGGACTTTGTAATAGCCTATGAGTCGTATTTTTGTTGGAATTGCTGCGTATAATGAGCCAGACTTAAAGCTTACTATAGAAAGTGCTCTTTTAAATGCTGCAGTTCCAGAAAGAGTTTATTTTGGCATTGCAAAACATTACAACGACGGAACTTTTCCAGACTTAAGTATGTATAAAAATGTAAAAGTTATTGGTGTAGAGTATCCATCTCCATTTTCAACAACCCTTAGCAGGCTGCTTGCTCTTTCTTTAATGACAGACGAAGAGTATTATTTACAGATTGATGCCCATATGTTATTTGAGCCAGATTGGGATTCGCATTTAATTGAAATGCATAAAGAGATTTCTAGCAAGAATGGAAAATCTGTAATTAGCACACGTCTTTCTCCTTGGTATTGGTCAAAAGATAAACAGATTGTCAAAAATGGCAATTTATTAGGCGGAATTCTTGGACTAAGTGATCAGCTAGAGCTTCATGCAGAACAAAGGCACCCAATGTCAGAAGCCTATCCATATTCTTTTTCTGAATCAGAAGATTACGTTGAGCACTTTCTGATGTCTGGTCATTTTATTTTTGCATCATCTGATTACATTAAAGAAGTTTCTCCAGATCCTTTTCTTGTTTTTGCAGGAGAAGAGCAAACCTTGTCTATTAGAACCTACACTCGTGGGTACAAGATATTTGCATTAAAAAATAATGTTATTTGGCACAAAACAAAGACAGAAGGTTTAAAGTATAAATTTGATTGGAGACAAGATGAGAGATTTAAAGATACTAAAGAAAAAGCAGTTTTTTGGTATAACACTGAAAAGGCTATTCTTAGGGTAACAGAAATATTGCGAGGAGATTGGTTTGGGTATTACGGTGCAAAAGACTTGCACTCTTATAATAAATTTTGCGATGCTTTAAATATTGATTTTAAAAAACTATATGATCAAATGTTTGAGCTTAGCTATTCAGATACCGACAAATATCAAGGAACTATTGCTTTAATAAATGCATACAAAGAAAGGCAGTTACAAAAAAATAATGCGTAAATATATTAACGACCCTGGATATGAAGTTCCAGATGGCAAAATTTTAGTAATACCTTTTAAGGAAAGGCCAGAACAAAAAGACAGGTATCCAGAAATACTAGAGTCTTTAAAAGGAAACATCAAGAGAGATTGGTTTAATAATCACTTTTATTATTGCTTGCCAATAAACATTGGTAACCAATATGGGTTTGTCTTAAAATCATACTATGACTTTGATGCAGTATGGGATGGATCAACACACAACCCCAATGATATTCAGGTTACGATACACAATGATGACGGATCAGACATGCAAATGATTAAATCTGGTTTTGCTGAAGGTGTTCTTACAATTCAAAATCGCTTTCATCTTAAGACACCTCCAGGCGTTAATCTAATGACAATTCAGCCACCTAACATGTATATTCCTGGAATGGTTTGTATGACTGGAGTAATCGAAACTGATCAAATTAGAAGAGATTTTACTTTTAATATTAAGATGACTGACCCAGGACGAGTTGTGCATGTTAAAAAGGGCGATCCACTAGGTGCCTTTATACCTGTTCCACGATATTTTGTAGATAGCTTTAGCCTTGATTCTGTATCTAATTATTTTGATAAAGAGTTGATTGAAAATGAAGATGCAGACGGACTAGAACTTTCTCGTCAAAGACAAAACGAGGATAAGCAAAAGGTTCATGAGTCAGGACGTAAATATTTTAATGGCGAGCATGCGTTTGGAGAAAAGTACTATGATCATCAAAAGAGGGTTGTATAATGCCATTTCAGTATGATACTTTTGTTTATGATTACGAAAGCTTTGATTATGTTAAAGATATTTTAGATCCTAAACGTTTTTTTACAATGATAGACAAGTTTGTTCCAGGCGTAGAAAGTTCATATACAGATAGTGATGATTACACCTACTATAAATATTTAGACGACAACGATAAAGATGGGTATCTAGCAAGCAAAGATTTTGTTTATAAGCTTAATAAAGATTTTTTTAGAGGAGATCACTTTTTAAAACTAAGCTCAAAAGATTACAATATTGTAACTTTGGGCTGCTCTTATACTTTTGGTCATGGTCTACCAGAAGAGTATACCTGGCCTAATGTTTTAAACAAAAGCATTGGAGAAATTAATAAAAACAGTAAACTTTTTAATTTAGGTTCGCCAGGGCTTGGCATTGATGCACTTATAAATAACTTAGTAGTTTTTATTAATAAATATGGAGTCCCAGATGCAATATTTGCTTTATGGCCAGACATGAACAGGCATGTCGCATACCATCCAAATAAAAAAGAATATAGGATAAATATACCAAACCTAGATCATTTAAGAAATAGAAGAGATGACAGATTTTTATTTGATAAGGTAAGGAATTATGTATTTGAAGATAGAATTTATAATCATATAAATCAAATAAGGTTTTTAGAGCTTTTGTGTAAAGCCTATAAAATTAAACTCATTTGGCATTCTTGGCCTGGCATTGATGTGCCACTTTATTCTCAGCTAAGCTTTGAGAATTATGTTTATTGGGCCAGTGATCCTTACGCAAATAGCTCTACTGAGTTAGAGCATGAAGTAGAAGATAAGTACCTTACTTATGGAGGTTCTGCAAGAGACAGAGTTCATCCAGGAATTGGCTATAATATTGAAATATCAAAAATGTTTTTTTCTAAGTGGCAGGAAAATGATTAATTTTTTAAAAACACTATACATTAGGATTAGGTATCCAAAGCTGTATAAAAAATTTAAAGGCAAGGACTATCTTTACTGATGAGAATCTTGGGCTTTAATGAAACATCTCATGATGCCGCTGTTTCAGTTATCGAAAATGGCAAAATATTATTTGCAAGCCATGCCGAAAGATATAGTAAGGTAAAAAATGATTGGTACACAAATAATCAGATTTGGGATGAAGCTCTTTCTTTTGGAAAGCCAGATGCAATATCATATTATGAAAAACCACAGCTAAAAAGATTTAGGTTGTTTAAAAGTGGTGGGGCATCAGGCTGGAAGCCACAACATAGATATGATACTTCTTACAAGCATCACTATTCACATGCTGCTGCTGGATACTATACAAGTTCATTTGACAATGCCGTTATTGTTGTTTTAGACGCAATTGGCGAGTTTACAACATCTAGTGTTTGGGTTGGCAATGGTGATAAAATTAAGCTTCACAAAAAATGGAGCTATCCTTTTAGCTTTGGTCTATTCTATTCTGCCTTTACAGATCTTTTAGGTTTAAAGGCAAACGAGGAAGAATATATCATGATGGGCATGGCTGCTTACGGAAATCCTGAACTTTATTTTGATAAAGTTTCAGAGTATTTTCCAGCAGTATACGAGCAAAAGTATAACTTTCACAAGGGAATTCTTGATTGGGATCAGGAAATAACTGAGCAAGATAAGTTTGATATAGCAGCATCAGTACAAAAGGTTTACGAAGACAGACTTTGGGATTTTATGTATATTGCTAGGCAAGAGCTGGATAGTCCAAATTTAGTGTTTATGGGGGGCTGTGCCCTTAATAGCAAGGCAAATACAATGCTATGGGATATATTTCCTAACGTCTGGATTATGCCAAATCCTGGAGACGCTGGAAGCTCTTTAGGTGCTGCCGCAGCTTTATATGGAAAACATTTAAATTGGGAAGGTCCGTATCTTGGATATGACTTAGGTGGAGATTATCCAGTAGATAAAATATTTGATGAAATTATTAAAAATAAAGTAGCTGCAGTTGCAAGTGGCAAAGCTGAGTTTGGACCAAGAGCATTAGGTAACAGAAGCATACTTGCTGATCCCAGAGATCCAGATATTAAAAACAAAGTCAACCTAATAAAACAGCGTGAGCTGTTTAGACCATTTGCTCCAGTTGTAATGGAAGAATATGCCTCTGAATGGTTCGAGATGGACTATACAAGCCCTTACATGCAATATACGCCTAAATGCCTTAAACCAGATTTAATCCCCTCTGTGGTCCATGTAGACGGCACTTCGAGGGTACAAACAGTTAATGAAAGACAGCATCCAGGATTATATGCATTATTAAAAAAATTCTATGAAAAAACTGGTGTCCCAATACTTCTGAACACCAGCTTAAACATTAAAGGCCAACCATTGCTAAACGACGAAAACGATATTAAGCAGTGGGAAAGCGTTTATAATTTTAAAATCATTACTTAGCGATTCTTTGCTTCTTTTCCTTAAGTCTTGGCATCTTGAATAGCTTTGGCTTTTCTCCATATTTTACCCACTCATAGGTAAAAATACAAGCAGCAATCAATAGTCCTAAAGACTCTGACTCAACTATGTAGTACGGAGTTGGATCAATAAGGTATGTATCCCATGGAAAAGTAAAAGCTACTACCGAAAACGAAATAATGTTTCCAAAAACAACTGATACAACTATGCTTTTATAAATGTTTTTCATTTTTTTCCTTCTATTGTTCTTATTAAAATTATATATTGTCTTATAAATAAAGTCAAGTTATAATGAATATCTAATTAGTTATTAGTTTCAACTATTCTTGTATATGTAACTACAGCATTTGCATTTCCCTTAGCCCATTTGCTAATGGATGTGATTTCAGTCTTGTCTCCCCTTTTGCCACCAGAGTGAAGCATCTCATCTGGTCCAGTATAGATTGCGGTGTGGAAAGCCCTACTATACCCTTTGTGCGTAAACGCAACTATGTCTCCAATTTTAGGAGTGTCAACAAGAGTACCTGCTTCTTTTTGAACTGATGCACTGTGATAAAGATCTACGCCTAAATGAGCATAGGTCCAAAGAACGAGGCCTGAGCAGTCCCAGGCATCTGGAGTAGACCCACCTAGGACATACCAAGTCTTGCCAACATATTTTTTAGTAAGGGCAAGTGCTTTGTTAAGATTTCTAGTGTCTTTGGCAACTTTTTCTAGCCTAGCAATTTCTGCTTCTAGCTCTTCCTGCTTAAGCTCAGCATCTGTCTTAAGCTTGTCTTTTTCTGCCTTTTCTTGAGCCATCCATTCCATAGAACCAGGCTCTGGGCTTGTGTTTTTAAAAACAGGACCATTAGCCAAAGCTGATATTTTTACTGGTCCTACGACTGTAGATGTTGTGACTACAGCTGGTGGATTGATGATTGTTGGGGTTTTTGTTACTTGTGTAATTCTTGTCTGTTCTGCTTTTGAACTAGACGAATCAGACATCTGGGCAAAAGCAGCTCCAGAGCTGGTTGTTAATAGCACAATTGTGCCGATTGCAGCAATTCTTTTGTTATTCATTGCTACCTCCTTTTTATTCTTTTCGTTGTTACTCTGTTTGAAACTTCTCAAACAGTCTGGCAGACAATATTTTTATTAGTTGATAGCACTAATTTGTCTGGATGCCAGTGATTTCCACTTTGTTGTTACTCCGTATGATCACAGTTTCCTCTTTAACTGCTACCCTCCTTTCGAAGGGATGTTTAAAATTATATCACTATTTATCTTCCAAATCAAGTTTTTAGCGTGGTATAATATAATCACTATGGCATCAGGTCTAACCCCAATTTACAGTCTTCCATATCCGCTATCTACTGATGGAGTAGATGTTCACGGCGATATGGAGGACCTGGCTTCTAAAGTCGAAGAAATTCTTTCTGTTAAAGCAGACTTAAACGTAGCCAATACTTTTATCTCTACAAATGTTTTTTCTGTTGATACTTCAACCACAGCTGTAAGAATTACTCAAACTGGTTCAGGTAACGCCCTTTTGGTGGAAGACAGCAGCAGCACAGACTCTACCCCATTTGTAATTAACAATAGCGGATCCGTTGGAATTGGAACAGCCACTCCTGATGCAAAGCTAACAGTTGCGTCTGGTGGAGTTATTTTTAACACAACCCTCGATGTTACAGAAAACACAATAATTGGAACTGAAGCAAGCGAGAAGTTGCTTTTTGTAAATGGTTTCCTTCAGGTTACTAATTTGCTTGAAACTGAAAATCTATATGTTCTTGATACCTTTGACTTCTTTGATCCAGTTAATGGATTTAACTTTAATATTGCAACTCCAACTGCAGGTGCAACAGCAGACAGAACAATTCTTCTTCCAGACGCTAGCGGAACATTTATTACAACTGGAAACCTGAATGCTGCATACCCATCTCAAGCCACAAATGCTGGCAAGGTTCTTACAACAAACGGAACAAACGTTTCCTGGCTCCCTGCACCAAATCAGGTACCAGCTATTACTGGACAAACTGGAAAATGGCTAACTACTGATGGCTCTACATACTATTGGGAAAACTTGCTACTAATTCCAGAACTAGACACAACCCCAGACGTTGGCTCTACTGGTAAATGGTTGACAAATGATGGTGAAGAAGTTTATTGGGACTTCTTGCCAGGTCAGGAACCATTTATCGAAGTTTCAGATGACATTGTTTTAGAGGTTGGTGCTAACCTATTCTGTGATACTCGCAATGGTAATTTCTCTGTTACCTTGCCAGAAAATCCACTTCCAGGTGTAAGCGTAAGCGTGTTTGACGTTCAAAACTTTTTCCAGAGCGAGTATGTTATAATTGACCCAGGAGTAGAAAAGATTAACGGAATTGAGGGAAACCTTATTCTGGACGTAGGAGGAGCAACTGTAGTGTTTATCTACATTAACGAAACGATTGGTTGGAGAGTAGCATAAAATGACAACTCAGTATCTTTCTAACTTTACCCAAGCTTTTGAGCCTACAGAAACTTTCATGGACCCAGTGTCCAAGATTCGTGTTTCTAATCCAGAAAACCTAATTGACACAGACTTTGAGTATGGTCTTCAGTCTAGCAAGTGGGAAACACTTGAGCTAAATAATAACATTCCATCTTTCTATGTTTCTGACTCTGATGCCCCAATTCCAAATCTTTTATCTGTGGCCTCCACAGCTGGATCAAACATCGTTACAGTTACTACAGCAGAATCTCATGGTCTTGTTCAGGGTACACCAATTGACGTAAAAGGATTAACATCTAGAACTGCTGAAGGTAAATTCTTAATTAAGACAGTTCCTTCAGATATTACTTTTACTTTTGAAGCAGCAAGCCCACAAACTACTAGTGGAAACCTAGGAAACATTTACACAACTATTACTCCTGGGCAATTCTACTCAGGATCTCAGATTCCTTTTAAGCAGGATTTAGGAATTGTCAGTGATGGAGAAAGTCCAAACTCCGCATTGGTTGTAACTACTGAGGCTTCTCACGGGTTTAAGCCTGGCTCATCTTTTTACCTAGTTAACTCTGTTGGAAGTAAGCAGATTGACCTAGATGAAACTTTTAATTCTACTGCTCCAGACGGAAGACCATATGTTGATATTGAAGATACAATTAGCAGAACTTTGGATGTCAATGAGTCTTTGACAGAAACAAAGCAAATGAGGTCAACCTACTACATTAAAATTAATGCATCTAATGTTAATACTACAAGCGATACAATTAGCTGGCCAGAGCACGGTCTAAGACTAAATGACACATTGCTTTATGTGCCATCAGCTAACGATGCTGCTATTGGTGGTCTTGAAAGATTTCAGGTATACTACGTAAAAGAGCCAACAACAAGTACCTTTAAACTGGGCACAACCTATGCATCAGCAACTACTGTTAACCTAACTTCAGTTGGTGCTTACCAGTTTGGTAGAGCTGCATTCCACCTTGTTTATGAGCTTCGCAGAGTACGTAAGCGTAGCAGCTCGTACGTTACAGAATATTACACTCAGCACTCTCAAGCTGGAATTGGTTCTGGTTGGGATTTAACTGAGCGTGGTGCAACTGGTCTTGGTGGCAGACTTCCGACTTTCCGCATGGTATTTAGTCCATCATCATACTCTTTGCCAACAACAGCTTCTGAGTATTACTACAGCACATTCATTAACTCAGGAATGGTTATGCCTGAGCCAAACACAAACATAGGGCTTTACAATTTTATAGAAGATTACGAAAGATACCGCACATATAGGCAGTTTAATACTAGCCAGCTACAGTTTAATGGAAACTTCTGGTCTGCAACAAATGACTGTGTCGTAAACACAACATCGTTTAATGCTAACGTTGATCAGCTGCCTGCAAACAAACAGCTATTTTTAATGTACCTAGAGCAAGATGAAGAAGCTGACACCTTTTATGCAGAAAACCACGGTCTAGAAACTGGAAATACGATATCCGTAAGTTTTGCAACTGGAGAAAACGTAAAATACAGTACTAGTACAACTTCAATTTTTAATAACTCTAACGCAGTAGATTTTTCTGGAACCACAACTGTTCAGGTAGTTTCATCAAACAGATTTAAGCTCGTCTTCCCTGGAAATACCACAAGGCTATATACTGCTCGTGGTACATACAACATGACTGGTGCAGCTACTAATAGACTTGCAAACAG